AAATACAATTTCAGCGAACTGGTTTTGCAGATATTTTAAATGAAACGCCTTCGATGAAAGAAGGTTCTCCATCTATTTCTAGTTTTTCAGAATTAATGTCTGAAAATTATAGAGATATGAGTTTTAGTTCTGCAGATGCACAAGGCTTTGGAATGATGCGACAAAATCAAATGCCGCAGCAGCCAGCAGCACCCGCAGTAATGCATGACCCCGAGACGGGTAAAACATTTGATGTAGATCCAGTTGTTGCAAAAGCATTGACACGTGATTATTCAGGATTAATGAAAGCAATTGAAAAGAAAAAAGGTAAATAATGCCATATCAAGTAATTGAACCGTTAGTTGACCCAGCTAGTTCCGCCGCTTTAGGTGTTGGATTACAATCACTCACTCCGATTTATTTAACTACCGATCAAGCATTTGAAAATTTAAAAACTTTGCTATTAACTCATAAAGGCGAACGTTATAATCAACCTACATTTGGAACTCGTTTATTATACGTTTTATTTGAACCTAATATGGAATCTTTAAAACAAACGATTGATGATGCCATCAAAACTCCAGTTTCATATTGGTTGCCGTATATAACAATTGAAAATATTGATATCGTAACTGCAGATGAAAATCCGGATTTATACTATAATATACAAGTAACAATTTCTTTTTCAGTTGCACAATATTCAACGCAAACCATAACACTCGGCGTAACTGACACCGGGGTATTAGAAGTAGGTTAACATGGAAATAAAAAAAGATATATCATATCTAGGCAAAGATTTTAATCAACTTAGAAAAAATCTAATTGATTTTTCAAAACAATATTTTCCTAATACGTATAATGATTTTAATGAATCATCCCCGGGAATGTTGTTCATGGAAATTGCTGCATATGTAGGAGATGTATTATCATATTACGCAGATAATAATTTAAAAGAATCATTTTTAGAACAAGCATCTGAACGTGCAAATATTTATGATTTAGCAAAATCGTTAGGATATCGTCCAAAGAATGTAGTGCCGGCATATGTAACATTAGATGTTTATCAATTAGTTCCTGCTATAGGCACCGGAATCAATGTTCAGCCGGATTTTAATTATGCATTATCAATTAAACCAGGTATGCAAATAAAACAAACTGCGGGGTCTGCAGTATTTAGAACATTGGATTCTGTAGATTTTGGGTATTGATTCTACAGAAATTACTATATACGAAACAGATGATGCAACTAAACTTCCTACATATTATTTATTAAAAAAACAAACTAAGGCAGTTTCCGGTGAAATAAAAAAACAATCTTTTACATTTTCTAATGCAATTGCATATGATAAAATTGTATTGCCAGATTCCAATATCATTGAAATAATTTCAGTAACCGAATCAGATGGGGACAATTGGTATGAAGTTCCATTTTTAGCTCAAGACACAATTTTTGAATCTGTACCGAATTTATTAGAAAACGATCCGGATTTATATCAGTATCGTTCATCGGCTCCTAGTTTACTTAAATTAAGAAAAACTGCAAAACGTTTTATTACTAGATTGCGAAGTGATAACAAATTAGAATTACAATTTGGCTCTGGTATTTCTGATAATAATGATGAAGAAATAATTCCAAATCCTAGTAATGTTGGAAACGGATTAAGTGGTGTTAGAAGATTAGTTGATGTAGATATTGATCCTTCAAATTTTTTATATACTAGAACATATGGACAAGCTCCTGCTAATACTACATTATCTGTAACATATACAGTTGGAAATGGTATTTCTGATAATGTTGCTATAAACACATTAACCAATGTAGATTTCGTTGAATATGATGAAGATATTAATTCTACAAATAACATTTCAATATTGAATTTTGTAAAAACAACGGTTGCTGTTAATAATGCCGTTCCTGCTGCAGGAGCAAAAACGGCAGATACGTTGCAAGACATTAAAAATAATGCATTAGGTAATTTTGCTACACAGAATCGTTTAGTAACACGAGATGATTATATTATACGAGCATATTCAATGCCGCAAAAATTTGGAAGTGTTGCAAAAGCATATATAGTTCCAGATGATCAAATAGCACAATCAGATTTTCAACAAACTAGAATTGCAAATCCATTAGCAATGAATATGTATGTTTTAGGTTTTAATCAATCTAAACAATTAGTTGCACTTAATGATGCAATCAAAGAAAATCTAAAAACGTATTTAGGTTATTATCGCATATTAACTGATGCAATAAATATAAAAGACGCATTTATTATCAATATCGGAATTGATTTTGAAATTTCAGTTTTATCAAATTATAATAGCAATGAAACGTTATTGAAATGTGTTGATGCAGTACGTTCAATGTTTGATGTAGATAAATGGCAAATAAATCAACCTGTTATTAAATCAGATATAACTACATTGTTAGCTAACGTAAAAGGCGTTCAAAGCGTTGTAGGAGTTAAATTTAAAAATTTATTTGATACTGACTTTGGATATTCTGGTAATGTTTATGATTTAGATACTGCAACACGCAATGGCGTAATTTATCCATCATTAGATCCTAGTATTTTTGAAATTAAATTTCCAAATCAAGATATTCGCGGAAGAGTAGTAAGTTATTAAGTTTTGAATATTTATACTAAAAGTATATTATGTTTAGAATATTTTATCCCGAATCTGATGCTACTGTTTATGAAGGATTAGAAACAACAAATACTGGTTTAGATGAAATTCTAGAAATTGGTAAACGTCTTGGAACAGATGGCAGTACATTACAAAAATCTAGAGCTTTAATTAAGTTTGATAAAACAGAAATTACTGATACGCTATCAAAATATAGTATCAACATAAATTCTTGCAAATTCATATTGCAACTTTATACTAGTAATGCAAAAAATTTACCAGCACAATATACATTAGAATCTAAACTGGTTGCACAGCCATGGATTAATGGTACTGGATATATAAACTCCAATCCGATTATTTCAAATGGCGTTACGTGGGCTACTCCGTACGCATCATGGTCATTAGACTCACAAACCGGTGCATTATGGATTTCTAGTTCACAACAAATTGATTTAGGAACATCTGGAATTAGAGTTTCTGGCTCAGGTGCCGGTGGTAGTTGGTTATATAGTACGGGTAGCACATCATTTTCTAGTTCATATGATTATTCATATCAAACTACGGATTTAACATTAGATGTTTCTGACTTAGTTTTAAAATTAATTAGTGGAAGTAATAGTCAATCTATAGATAATAATGGATTTATACTTAAGTTTTCAGATGCAGATGAAGCAGATGTAAATGTAACTGGTTATATTAATTATTTTAGTAAAGAAACTCATACCATATATGTTCCAAAACTAACAATGTATTGGGACAATTCAGCATATTCATCATCTTTATCGGCTGCAGATTTAGAGTCATATACTGTATATACAAAAATGAAACCAGAATATAAAGATTCTGAAATAGCTAAAATACGAATTTATACCAGAGATAAATACCCACAAAAATCTCCAACAAATTTATTTCCGATACAAGCAGTTAAACGATTACCATCAACTACTTACTATGCAATACGAGATGCAGCTACAGATGAGTACATAATTCCTTATGATAATATTTATACTAAAGTAAGTTGCGATAACACTAGTAATTACATTTACGTTGATATGAATGGTTTTATGCCAGAACGATATTATCGTTTAGAATTTAAAATTGTAGATGGATTTACAGAACAATATATCGACGACGAAATTTATTTTAAAGTAGTTAGATAATGGAAAATTTTAATCGTACTGTTATAAATAATATAAATTCAAACTCTAATAAAACATCACTTAAACCTATTAGAGATGTTGAAACAAATAATATTAAAACGAATGCAAAATTAGATTCTGCTAAAATTGCATTTTCGATACCATATCGAAATAATGGAATTACATATCGTTCAAACGACCCGGCTGTAATTGCGCGAGATGAAGCTGGCAATGTCATTCTTTTAGAAGGCGAACAAAATCAATTATTACGAATTGAACCAATTGCTACTAATATAACTACAACATCAATGTTAAAAGTTTTAGATACGCAATTTACATATTATAAATTTCCTACTTCATATCCAATTGAAACTACATTAGATTTAGATTTAGATACAAATATAGAATTAGACAGTATTGACGACGTTTATGCAAGATATCGTCCAGGGGCATCATTTCGAATACAAACAGCGGCTGGAACTTGGAGTGATGAAGCAAAATTCAATGGTTTCAGTTTTGATTTTGTTGAAGATGGCGTAACGCAGAAACGCGCGGGACATTATTTTATTACTCCGGAAATAAAAAACTCCGGAGTTGATTTACGATTTAGGATAAAAATTGAACATAGATATGATACTACAATTGTGCCTGTTGCTCTTGCCCCTAATGAAAACAATCAATTGCAAGTTGAATATTCTTCAGGTTTTGGTACATGTTACTTTTCTTTAATTAAAAATTCTCCGATTACAGGATTAAACAAATTGTTTAAAGGACCATTTGCTAATTCTTCAGTTACTACGGGAAATTGGGGAGAAATATTTCAATATGAAGTTCAAACTTTGAATTTAGATCTAGTAATTTTAAATGAAGAATTTTTAGAAGGAGATTATTTCCAGTTAGGCGGGTTTGCAGGTCAAAACGATGATACGTCATACCATACAATTGGAGAAATACAATCATATTGGGTGATTACAGATGCATCGAAAAATGTAGACACTTGGAATCAGGAAATTTAATATATGTTAAAACAATATAAAAATATTGCTGCGAATGAAAATGCTAAGTCATTTTCAGCCGAACGTATCGATCGTACAAAACTTAATTTAATTTCATATGATTCTGATGCTGCATATTATGTAAATAACAAAATAATAACAGATGCCGATTCTAAATTAGAATTACACGTTTATTCCGGCGGAACATGGTTAACAGGTAATCATTCAGTACAAGCAAAAAATTCTGCGTCTAGTGTTCGAAATAAAACACTTAATAAACAAGTTCCTTTAAGTAATACAATTTCAATTGATTTATATCAAGAATTAGAAAAATTAAAATTAACTGCTGGAAATTTTCGTTTTGTTGTTAATTTCTTTAAAAACTTAATTGGTAGTTTCGATAAACAACATTTGCAAATTGATGAAATTTCTCCAGACCGTATGGAAATACGCCTTCGAGCAATTGATGCAGATGACCCGGAATTTTTACAACAAATTACTTCATATATTCAGAATGTTAATCAAACTTCCGATCGTTTTTATAAATCATACTTATTAAATTTTAGTAGAAATCAATGTGCATTATTTGTAAATAGTGTTGTTGTTGGGGAATACTTATATGTAAAGTTAAATGAACCATTATCGGATGAGTTTCAAGTTAATTTTAAATGTTGGATAGTTGAAGAACAAAAAGATGCATATATTGATCGTGTTGCAATTACACCAAAAGCTTTACAGAAACAATTTAATAAGTTAGGAAATCCAAATTGGCAAGCAACTGCTAAATATACTACTTCTAATGAAACCGGTTTACGAACATGGACAGATTTATTAGGTTCATCAACTCAAACATCACAACAAATTATTGATGCATATTTTTCCGGAAGTTTATCGGGCGTAAAATTAAACATAGATTATTCTGATTTCAATAACTTTATTTTTTATAGCTCAGCAACAGAACGTTTAGAAAATTTTTTATATAAACTTCAACTTTTAGAATATTATACATCACAAAGTATCGTTGTATCAGGAATTTCCGGTAGTGTTGCAACTACAAATCAAACAGATTTTTTAAATCTAAAATCAAATTTAGTTGGAGGGTTTGATGCATTTGAACAATACATGTATTATCAATCATCATCTCTAGTAACAACGTATGAAATTCCAATTGAAACTGTGAATGTTAATGTTGCAAATGTTACTGGCAGTTATATAAAACCAGTACCGAAATCAAATTCAACATATCCATACGTATTAACTGCAACTACTAGTTCACAATTTAAACAATGGTATGATGGAGTATATAGTTCAGCGTCATTGTATGATCAATTGAACATTAATGCATTGGTTTATGCCATTCCGGAATTTATACGTTTAGATCCAACTAATACAGAAACAGTTACGTTTGTAAATATGTTAGGTCATCATTTTGATATACTTTATACGTATATTCATCATATGACACAAATTAATAAACGTGAAGAAAATCCTAAATTAGGTATGCCAAATGAATTGTTATATTCAGTAGCAAAACAATTTGGTTGGAATTTAACTGACGGGAATCAATCTCAAGAACTATGGCAATATTTACTTGGAACTGATGAAGCAGGAACGCCTTTAACAGGGTCAAATAGTGTTGGCGATCCATCCGTTCCAGGACGTGATATGACATATACAATATGGCGTCGCATTGTAAACAATTTACCGTATTTATTAAAATCAAAAGGAACAAAACGAAGTGTACAGGCGCTTCTTTCTTGTTATGGAATTCCGCAATCTTTAATTAGTATTAATGAATATGGAGGACCTAGAATTGAACGTGCTCCGATATATGAAAAATTAAATTTTGATTATGCATTAGATGTTAGCGGAAGTGTTTCGGGATCTGTCACGGTTACTTATTCACAATCATTAGGTGCAGTTGAACTGCGTTTCCGGGCTGATGATATCGTAGCAAATCCTTTGATACCAAACACAATGAACTTGTATACAATTGGATCTAATACAGTAACAATTGATTTTACAAGTGGTAATAAAGGTAATGTACAAATTAATGGAACTAGTTCAGCTGATTTTGAAATATATAATGATGAATGGGTTTCTACATTATTGCGAACTAGTGGTTCAAATTTGCAACTAGTTGCTAAAAAAGCAAAATATGGAAAAATAGTTTCTACAGTAACAGCTTCTGCAGTTGCATCATTCAACCCAACAGGTTCTTTAATTATTGGAGGAACAACAGGCGGTAGTAGATTTGTAGGACAACTTCAAGAATTACGATTATGGTCATCGAGCTTAAATGACGCTCCATTTGAAAATCATACGAAAGCTCCAGCTGCATATGATAGTAATGCAGATGCATATGATGAACTTATATTTAGATTACCACTCACACAAAAAATTGATCATTCACTAACTAGTAGTTTATCTGGAATACAACCGATACCTTCTACAATATCTGCATCATTTACAGGTTGGACTAATAATATACCATATGATTCAATTGAAGAAACGTATTATTACGATGCTATATCTCTTGGAGCTGGTACATTCGATGATAATAAAATACGCATTGAAGAAAATGAATTAGTTGGAACGTTGGATGTCAAAACCAGAGCCGAACGTAGTCAATTTGATAAAGCTCCATTAGACAGTAAAAAATTAGGAGTATATTTTTCTCCGCAAACAATGATTGATGAAGATATTATTGCACAATTTGGCTTTACTGCATTAGATGAATATATTGGAGACCCGGGAGAAACAGATTCAAAATCATATCCAGATTTAATTCAATTTGCACAAACATATTGGAAAAAGTATTCAGAACGTAATAATATAAATGATTACATAAAAATGTTTACATTGTTTGATTTATCATTTTTCAAACAATTGGAACAGTTACTTCCAGCTCGTATTAGTAAATTAACAGGCGTATTAATTCAACCTAACATATTAGAACGTAGCAAAGATACAATACTCCCGAAAATTTCTAGGTTTGATTCTACATTAAACGTAACAATAACAGAAGTACAGCCAACTGCATCTGGAGATTATTTATACTATACTGCCGGCATCGATGGTAATATTTTATCAATATCAGCTCAAGACGATGATCAATGGCAAATGTATTTAACTGCGTCAACGGCTGAAAAATATGATGGTGTTGCATATTCCCATGAATATCTAGTATTATCTGGTTCAACATATATTACTGCATCTACACCATATTGGTTAAGTGAAGCAACATGTCCTGCAATTACATCATCAGTATTATCTGAATTTAAACAACAAGATGTTAATGCAATTGTAATAGAAGCAAAGTTAGCAACAACGGCTTTCTTTCCACTTTCTTCATATAATCTGTTAGATACAATTTCATTTAATAATCCGCTCGCTATACCATCGATTGATGGCGTAATCATTAGTTTAAATGATAAAATTTTAATAAAAAATGGTAATAGTCCTAATCTTTTTACTGGACCATTTACTGGATCTTCGAATGGTTTATATGTTGTAACGCAGATAACTGATGGTATATCGACACCAACTATTTTAACTAGATCAGGATCATATGAATTAGATCCAGGCTTTATGCAAATAATACGTATTACTAGTGGGAGTGTTAATCGTAATCGTTTTTTTATACAAACTACAGATAATCCAATAACTAATGTATCATTACTTACATCAAGTCCATTAGTCCCAAATTATTCAGGGAATACTAATTTGCTTTATAAATTTGTAGAAGTGCAAGATTATACGCCAACAGGAATTGACAATCAACGATATTCTGGAACAAAAATGACATCGCCTGCATTTAATGTTAATTCAACACAAACATATGACGGCGGACCTGTTGCAGAATGGAGATCATCAAATCCAAATCAATTGATATATCAAACCTTAGGTCAACAAGGTAGTTTTAGATTAGCATAAAAATTATACTAAACATATTTATATGAAATAAGGTTAAAACATTATGGGATATTTAGATAATTCTAGCGTTACAATTGACGCAATTCTAACATTAAAAGGTCGCGAATTATTAGCAAAAGGCGGAAATGCATTTAATATTACGCAATTTGCATTAGGCGATGACGAAATTGATTATTCATTGTGGAATCCAGATCATCCACTAGGAACTGAGTATTATGGTACTATCATAGAAAATATGCCTATTACCGAAGCAATTCCGGATGAGACCCAGGCTTTAAAATATAAACTAGTTACATTGCCAAAACAAACAACTAATATTCCTGTGATTAATGTAGGCAACACTTCAATTACATTAGCAGCACCTGGTAATAGTGCAGTTATTGCTCCTAATACAAGCAATTTCCAAGGCGGAAATTCAAATTTAGGTTATACAGCAATATTGTCAGATTCTACCGTGGCTGATATAACTGTAACTAGAGCATTACAAAATTCAATACTTCCAACTACTCCTAACTTTATTGGAGATAATGAAGATGCACAAAGTGTTGCAGTAGCAGGATTTGAATTTAGAATTACTGCTAAAACACAAATGCTTGAAGATAAAACTGCAACAATTACGATAATTGGTAATGAGACAGGCGGAAGTGTAACTATCAATTTAACAGTTAAAAAAGTAACAACTGCTACGGCAGCAAATATGTAAGATAATATGAAAACAGAAAATTTCATTGAAACATTAAAACAACAACCTAGACTAGGCGGCGTTCCTAGAGTTAATCCAGTAACTGGAGAACGAGAAATAGCTCCATCTCTAAATCAAAGACTCGCTGCATCAGGAATTACTCCACCTACATCTCAACAAATTCAGCCAGCGACAGCAGCAGCTACACAACAGGTACAACAACTTGCTCAACAACTTGCTAATCAAATGGTTGCTGAGATGCAACAAGCTTCGGTATTATCTAGAAATGGACGTACATATACGAAATTTGATCTTGCAAATGATGTTATTGCAAATCAAACCGAAGTAGTTACTGCTGGTATGTGGTCAGATGGGTTAGCTAATTTAATAACACATTTTACATCATCTGCACAAACAACAACACAACGTAGATATTATGTTGACGTATTACATAAAGCGCCTGCAGAAACAGGTTCGGCAGTTCAATATTCATTGGCATTTGGACATGCATTAGGTAGTGGGTCTGATTCGCAAGGACAACTTAATGATTCTCCAAGTAAAGCAATTTATTCACAATACCGACAACTTTTACTTTCGCCAACAGATTCTCGTTTTACAACTGCAGGATCTGGTAGTACTGATTATATCTATGTAATCAACTTTAAACGTAACCGGATGAAAGAACGTTTAGATGCAGGTAATTTTGAGATTCCATTGCGTTTAATATCAGGTTCGCGTCCTACGAATGCTACCGGTAGTGTTAATGTATCTGGATCTAGATTATTTACATTAATTGATGACTCATCTATTTCAACAGCAGCTGTTGGAGATTCTGGAAGAGTTTATAATATTGTATCAGGGTCTATTAACGGCGGTGTATTTAATTCAACAGCTCCAATCTATTATGGATTAGTATATCCAGATTATGGAACAATTATATTAGATGGAAAAATGTTAGATCAACAATTAAATTTCCAAACTAATACAGGTTCTAGTTCGGAAGGAAATAACCATTTTGCATTATTCCATTCTATTTCTGGATCTGCATTAATACAAAATCCAGCAACATTGGATCAATTTGGTTTCTTGGCACGTAATTCAGAAAAAGTAACAAGTACACATTATTTCGTTCGTGTTAAAAATGCTGAATATAACTTTTCAAATAATCCATCATATGTAACAGGAAGTGTTGGACAAATTTCACAAACAACTTTTGTTGGCGATCCTAAAACATATATAACAACAGTTGGGTTGTATAATGATTCTCAAGAATTACTTGCAGTAGCAAAACTTTCTAAACCATTACTTAAATCATTCCAACGAGAAGCATTGATTAGAGTTAAATTAGATTTCTAAAAAACAACAGTAATTTAGCCCCGTTATATTTATATGTATAATGGGGTTTATACTATATGGCAGAATCTAGAATGACATACAATGAAATTGGTTACGTAGGACCAACTCCTACAGTATTTGAAAAAATCGATTCTAGTGATGTTACAGTTAATCCATTTCAGTCATTTAAAACTTGGACAGTATATTCTGGTAGTGCTACTAGTAGTGCATTACCACTAATAGCAATTTATTCTGATACAACAAATT